AGCGCATGGAGTGGAGAACTCCGACAGGGTTCCTAGTACAGCATGACTATCAAGACTTCATCGACAATCGTGTGAAGCTGAACTCCTGTGGCGTAACACATGTACTCGTACGTGAATTCACTGAAGACACACGAGCCAGTTCAATGCAGAACGCGATCTCTCCGAACTTCGTGCATGCACTGGATGCCTCCCACCTGACGCTTACAGCGCATAAGATGAGGCAGGATAACATGCAGATCGTTGCAATCCACGACTCGTTCGGTACGCATCCATGCAATGTAGGCGCTATGCACGAGCACATCCGTGAAGCGTTCATTGAGATGTACGGTAGCAGGAATATTCTTGCTGAGTTCCAATGGGATGTACAGGGTATCGGTGAAGTTCCAGAGAGATTCACTTTGGACCTAAATGCAGTACGAGACTCAGAGTTCTTTTTCTGTTAATAATCAATGGTTAGATAAGAGTCGCACGTAATGGAGAACTCCAAAGGATTGAAAAGACTTGGAAGATCGACAGAACGGAACGATCCCGACTCTAATGTCGGAAACTCAAGGAGATATAGTAATGGCTAGTGATACATTCCGAACCATCGACAAGGCGCTTGAAGGCAGGCGCTCCGAAGTGGGAACCCCAGAGAAGATCAGCTTCCATCCAGCGCAATTGAAGTACCTAGAAGGTATCTTCGGTAGAGTAGTGATGCAACCTAGTAGCACTCAAGCTGAGATGAATCACTACTTTGGACAACAGAGTGTGATAGAATTCATCCGTGGTAGAACGAAGCTGTGACACTACAACTAATCACCTGCGAGAAACTACAGTACCAATCATGTACAAATCCACACCTGTACTCTAAAGCGTGGGATGAATGTTTAGAGTTGCAGGTAATGGACAAACAAGCGTGGTGCAAGCACTACACAGAAATCCTAGAATCCGTCAATAGATGGGAGATAGGACTGTGGGATACACATAACCACTTCGCTGTAGGTGGTCTTGTACTCGCACATGATTGTGATATTCATGTTGGTAAGTGCATGAGCGTTATATCGCAGTATGTCCTACCAGATTATCGGAATAGATCAATCAGCCTGCTGTGCATGCGTGAAGCAATTCGCATAGCCAAGGCCAATGGGTACTCCGTCCTCGCCTATACTCACCGCCTAGGTGACTGGCGCTACGAAACTATTTACAAGAGGATTACAGATGGGCAAACGTCCTAAAGTTGAAGTTGATACGGCTGCTCAAGCTGCCGCTACTCAAGCTCAAGCCGCCGCCGTACGGGAACAAACTGCTGCGCAATCAGCGCAAGCTGAGTCTGCTGCCAAGGCTGCTGAAGCCCGGCGCATTGCAGATGAGAATGCTGCTGCTCTATCGTCCAACATGGGCCGTGATCTGAAGTCCGAGAATGTGGCTCAAGTTATTGCCGGTGGCTCTGCTTCCGAGATTGGTACTCCGACGAGTACCCTGAAGAAGAAGAAGCTCGGCGGCACCCTTAGCTCGCAACTAGGCGTTAACGTTTAGTAATGGCTAAAGTCTCGCACAAATCACTCTTCGAGAGGATGCGCGATACTACGGTGATTCACAAGTGCGAACTCTACGCCCGATGGACTCTCCCTCAACTCATGGCAGACATCGCCTCAACAGGTGGCACTCGTGCCGTTATCGTTGAGCGTGACTATCAGGAGATGGGTGCGATCCTCGTGAACCACCTAGCGACTAAGCTCGCTCGCCTGCTCTTCCCTACTACCAACCCGTTCTTCCGCGTACAGCCTTCCAAGGAATTGGAAGCTACTGGCGCGAAGGCTGGTATCCCTGCTAACACTATTCAAGCTGCGCTGGCCAGGTTGGAGATGGATGCCGCTAAGCGTGTATTCCTGAACTCTGGGTATGCTCAGTTGATCCTCGCCTTGAAGCACTTGATCGTCACAGGTAATGTGCTGATCTACCGCGACAAGAAGAATTCAAAGTGCTGCGCCTATGGTATCCAATCATTCTCCGTCCGTCGTGATGGTCAGGGTAACTTGCTCGACTGCGTTCTGCGTGAATTAACATTTGTGGAAGCACTAGATAGCGAGCTTCAGCAGACTCTACGTAACGTATCTAAAGAGCGGTACTCACGCCCGGAGCTACAAGTAGAAGTCTTCACCCGCATCCATCGTGTCATGAAACCCGCAGGCGCTGTGTATGAAGTCTCGCAAGAGATTGATACCGTGCCAGTCGGTGAGATGTCCGTATATCCTGAACACCTATGCCCGTGGTTCGTTCCTACTTGGAGCCTCATCACCGGTGAGCATTACGGTCGTGGTATCATCGAAGATTACGCAGGCGGCTTTGCCTCCTTGTCTGATCTGAGCGAGGGTGCTGCACTGTACACGATTGAGATCATGCGAGTGATCCATCTTGTGAGCACTGGTGGTGGTACAGACATTGATGACTTACGTGCCGCTGAAACTGGTGAATACGTTCGTGGTGATGCTGATTCGGTCAAGGCTGTAGAATCTGGTGATGCTGAGAAGCTCCAGCAGGTTGAGTCCAAGATCGAGAAAGTATTCGCCCGGCTTGCCAAGGCATTCATGTACGGTGGGAACACCCGTGATGCTGAACGTGTCACAGCGTACGAAATCCAGATCGAAGCTCAAGAGGCTGAGAATGCTCTAGGTGGCGTGTACTCTGCGCTTAGTCAAGGTCTTCAAGTACCGTTAGCGCACACGCTGGTTACTGAGGTTGCACCGGACTCCCTAGCGGGACTCATTGATGGCTCCCTCAAGCTAGACGTTATCGCTGGTATCCCGGCGCTAGGCCGCACCTCCGATGTTCAGAATCTCATGATGGCCGCTCAGGAAGTAGCAACCGTTGTACCTATAGCACAGATGGATAGCCGCATCTCCCCGACTAAGGTCGTGGATATGGTGATGGCAGGCCGGTCGGTAGATACGGAAGCGATCTTCTATTCCGAAGAGGAACAGGCCAAGATCAACGCAGCAACTCAGTTACAACAGCAAGGCCAACAGCAGATGCTGCAGGCCGAGAACATGAGTGACGCTGCTCAACAACTTAACACTATGCAAGGAACCGCATGAGCCAAGATGCAACTCCGCAAGTAATCACTGCACCGCCCCCGGCGAACCAACAACAGCCGGGCTTCGTTGTCCCGCCTGCTGGTAATCCCCCGGCACAACTGCCAAGTACTCCAGCGCAGGAACCTGCATCGACCGACATGGCCGCTGCTATTGCTGCCCTTACTGCCGCCTTGGCAGCTAAGAACCCAGCCACACCAGTTCCTCCTGCCCAAGCTGCTGCACCGTCGCCTACTGGTTCTCTGAACACGTACGACATCGCCAGCATCGACGACCCTATCCTCAAGAGTATGGCTACTGTCATGCAGACCGTGGGTAAGGGTATCGACATGGACCGCGCTATTGGCAAGGCCATAGAGAATGGCCGTGTTGATCTGATCGACTCTGCATACCTCCGCGAAGCAGGTGGCGAGAACGCCGAGCAGCTTATCACGATTGCTCAGGGCATTGTCCAAGCAGTCGAGGCTAAGGGTCAGCAAGTAACAAAGGACATCCATGCACTCGCCGGTGGCGAACCGCTCTGGAATGCTTCCCTTGCTGCGTTCAACACGCAAGCCCCGCAGGAACTCCGCGTAGTGATTGCGCAGATGCTAGACTCGAACCAAGACAATCTCATCAAGGCTGGTGCTAAGATGATCGTTGAATTCGGTAAGACGAGTGGCGCTGTTCCGCAGGCGAATCCGCTCATCAACTCTAGTGCCTCTGCCATGCCCCAAGCGCAAGCTTTGGGCAAGCTGGGATTCCAAGAAGCATTGCGGAAGCTGGATACGAACTCTCGGGATTTCGAGCAGCGTCGTGGTGAGTTGTTCGCTCGCCGTCAATTAGGCCGTCAACTCGGCATGTAAGTAATATGTGCAGCGCCTCTGCTACGCACGCGCCGCATCTAACATCTCAATAGGAAACACAAATGGCCGCAACTCCCTACGCTGCAACCAATACCCGCCCACAATGGGGTGGTACGAATGCCGACCTCGACATTCACATCGAAGCCTATGAAGGCGACATCGACGGCTCGTTCCGAGTCGAATCCATGTTCCGTGCATCCAGCCTGACGAACTTCAAGTCCGTCGCTGATCGCTCGAATACGTGGCGCGGTGATCGCATCGGCGGCGCTACCGTCAAGGGCCGCAAGTCCGGTGATGGTCTGGATAGCTCGCGCATCGTGTCCGAGAAGTTCCTGATCTCTGTCGACACGACCTCGTACATACGTACGCCTGTCGATTACCAAGATGACTGGACCGCCCCGGACTTCCAAGCTGAGTACAGCCAGGAACACGGCTCCTCGCACGCGAAGTCGTTCGACCAAGCGCACGTGATCCAACTCATCAAGTGTGGCACTTGGGTCGCCCCTGCCGCCCTCAAGGCTTCCGGTGCGTTCTTCGATGGCCTGAGCTACACCATGACTGGTTATTCCAGCCCGGTTGCTACGGCTCTGGAAACTGCCGCTGAGGTCAAGGCGAACTATATCGTGAACGCGCACAAGACTGCGCTGGCCGAATTCGTCAAGCGTGACCTCGGTGGCTCGCTCGCTGAGTTCGTTACCCTGATGACTCCGGATGCGTTCAACGTGCTGCTTGACCACAAGAAGCTCATGAACGTCGACTTCGCCGGTAGCGAATCCGCTAACTCTGGTAACAACTACGTCATGCGTCGTGTTGCTTGGTTGAATGGTGTTCGCGTCATTGAAACCCCGCGCTTCCCGACTGGTGCTATTGCGAACCACATCCTCGGCCCGGCCTTCAATGTGTCCGCTGCCGAAGCCAAGGCCGTCGCTGTTCTGTTCCACCCGCGCAAGACGCTGGTGACTATCGAAGCGAAGCCGATGACCGTTCGTGTCTGGGATGACGAGTTGAACTTCAACAACGTCCTCGACTCGTACACGATGTACACTGTCGGTATCAAGCGCGGCGATGCCGTTGCTGTTATCAACTCCGACTAATCTAGTTGGCTTGAGGGGAGTCTTGCCTACGGGTGAGGCTCCCCTTTTTTACGTTCTGAGGCCCAAATGAAACTGCTCGATGCTGTCAATCTGATTCTACCTAAGCTCGGCGAGCACCGAGTAACACGCCTCGACCTGAACCATCCTACACTTGCAATCATCCTCCCCGAAGTCGAGAATGAGATTCGGCAACTGCTGAATAAGGGTTGGTGGTTCAACGAGTTCGAAACTACACTGCACCCCGATACTGATGGTAACGTCTATCTAGGGAACGAATTCCTTACGTTTACACCGCACCAGCCCGATACGGCTGTGCAGCGTGGTAATCGGCTGTACAACCCACTTACCCTATCGTACGTCTTCACTGCGCCTGTAAAGGGCCGCGTTAGACAGTACGTAGAGTTCGACGAATTGCCAGAGTCTGCTGCTCAGTCCGTGTATTACACTGCGCTTGTCACGTGCTTCATTACTGACATCGGTATGGCGCAAGAGGTTAATGCTTGGACATCTACTGCACAGGCAGCGTACTCCGATCTACTGGCCGAGCATCTTCGGCAGAAGCGTTTCTCAACCAAGAACACACGGCAATGGTGCAAACTACGCCGCGCACTACGAGGATAATGTATGAGCGCCTTTGAGTCGTCGTACAAATCGCTGCTCCAAGGTGTCTCCCAACAGATTCCGAAAGAGCGCCTGCCGGGTCAAGTCTCGGCGCAGCTTAACATGATGTCGGACCCTGTGACTAACCTACGTCGCAGGCCCGGTACGCAGTTCGTACGCACCGACGCTTTCGGTACTGTCGATGCCACGAAGATCAAGACATGGTTCACGGATATTTCCGGTGAGCGCTGCCACGTAGCACTGAACTGCCTAACCGGCGTCCTGCGGCTGTACGATGCGTCTTGGAACATTGTGCATACGTACGCAGCGCAGACGTACCTACAGGCTACACCTGAGAAGATTCAGGCAGCATCCGTGGGTAATGAATTCTTCTTGTGCAACACCGATGTAAGCCCGAGTACATCAGGTTCTCTTGGCGGGCCTAACCCAGATCAGAATGGATTCTTCTACGTAGTGGCAGGTTCGTTCTCACGGGCGTACACTGTAACTATCACGTGGAACGGTGGATCGAACACGTACTCATACACCACGCCATCTGGCACTACTGCCGGTGATGCTGCGCTCAGTACTCCTGAGTACATAGCAACTCAACTTGCTAACCAGATCACAGCGGGTGGGGTATATAGTGTCACTACAGTATCTTCGTACCTACACGTGTACAAGGCTGGGGCAACTTCCTTCACGGTTAATACTAGCTCTGGTAGCTCGTACCTGATCGCCTCTAAGGACATGTACCTGCCGTTACCGAGCATGCTGCCGGCGCAGCTTCCATTAAGTGCTGATGGCATCATCTGTCGAACGGGTGCGCTGGAGCTTCCGCAGTACTACAAGTACGTGCATGCCAAGACCTCTTGGCTTGAGTCCGCAGCTTATGGTTCGCCTACGGCTATCATCGACATGCCGATCAGCATCTTCTGGACCGGCACGATCTGGGACATGAGCACCGCTGCATTCGAAGGTCGCCTAGCAGGGGATACTAAGAGTAACCCTAATCCGGCATTCATGGACTATGGTATCACTGGTATCAGTACGTGTCAGGGGCGGTTCGTTATACTAGCAGGCCCGCAAGTCTGTATGAGTAGCTCAGAGAACCCACGGCGCTTCTACCGCAGTACTATCACGAGTATTGTTGATTCGGACACCATCGGGGTAGGTTCAGCGATGAATAACTCCGCAGCGTACCGCCATGCCATCCAGTTCCAGAAAGACCTACTGCTGTTCAGCGAGTCATATCAGGCGCTAGTGCCCATGGGTAACACGGTGCTATCGCCACGTACTGCGGCTGTACTTCCTACGTCTGGGCATGAGGTCGATACGACAGCAGTGCCTATCGTAATTGGCCGTACAGTGATGTACTCGTCTCCGCGCTCCGAGACTTTCTTCGGTGTGATGGAAATGGCACCGTCGCCCTAC